ACTTGATTATTATATAGATTTTCAAATTGCAAGTTATTTATTTCTGGAGTTAAACATTTGGGTTTTTCAACTAAATTAGTTGAATTTATACCAAATAAAAATGATTCAATGTCTGGAGCATTAGTAGACATTTTATTCCAAGGAATTTGACAGGGGTTTAATCCGTTACCTGCAAATTTTGTTACATATGCTTCTCCGCTCGATGAATTTTTATATAAAATATATTTTTCGCTTTGTGTATATTCATTTTGTTCTAAACAGTAATTTCCAGGAGTATTTTTATTGCGAGTAGACGCCATTTATAATATATAATAATAAAACAAATATTATTTTAACAAATGTGTTGTAAAAGTAATTTTATTTTTTCATTTGGTATTGTTTCAGTTTCTAAAAAATCGCATATACACGGATGAGTCAAATATAAATAATCAAAAGAATATAATAATAACAATCCAAGTTCTAAATCATCAGATATCATTTGCCCTGCCATTTTTAACATACACTCATTAAATTCAGGGTGTATTTTTATTTTTTCAAATATTTCTCTAAGAGAATTATTTATAATAGATTCAGTAAATGAATCTATCATGAAAATATTAAGAATATCTTGTCTATATAATGTGTTTTGGTTCATTATGTCTACATTTTCATTTAATGATGTTGTATATTTACACGTATATTTTGCATTATACATTTAAATATATTATAATTTAGTTTTTAAATTATAATATATGTTTATTGTTAATTTGAACTAGTTTCCATTTTTCTGCATGGAACACCACCACGAACCCAACCTTCTGATGCGACGCCTTCAACAGAATATGCAGGGTTATTTATTCTATCTTGAACGGATTTTAAAAGTGGAGTAGAATGGTATTTAATATAACTTTTTTCGCTTAAATTATTAACGCTTCGTTTATTTATCATTAATTCACCTTGTTGAATTTGTGATTCAATAACAGGATTAACTGAACCTTTTCCTAAATATGGCACAGTAGCAAAAGGTCTATGAAATAAATTAATACGACATTTGGTGTTTGTTTGAATACTTCCAATTTGTAAATTAGAATTATCGTCAATATTGCACCCTCCCGCACCAGAATTATGACCTCCGATATAATTTACACCAGGTTGTGATGTTGCTAAATCAATAGGTTTTTTCATTGAACAATCAGAAGCAAAATAGTTTTGAAGCATATAATTACCATATTCAACATTTTGTAAATCTGTTTGAGATTGACAAGATGAATCTAACCCAATTCTTGATACATTATCAAATGTATAACTATAATTAGACATTTATATATATTATACATTATTTTTTACTAAATTAAAATTACTAATTTATTGCATCGTCCGAAAAGAAAATCATTAAAAATCATTAGAAATAAAAAATAATATCTAACAAATTATCATAATTATAGTGTATATCTATAACTATCTTTAACTCTTTGAATTGCTGATTCAATGCTACTTTCTTTAGAACTTGGCATATTTCCGTATAAATAATTTCCAAAAGCGGTTTGATCGTTCACAACGCGTGTATTTGCAGTACTAAAGAATGCCCTATTAGACTGGTCTAAATTAAAATTTTCAGTTAAATCATTAAATAATTGTTTATTTGTATTTTTTATTTCTGGATTTATGAACTGAACCATTTTTTTTATATTTTTAGTAATATTCATATCAATCTCAGGATTAAATGCAGGTGGTGCGGCGTTACGGTTTGGGTCATCCAAAATATCTGTTAGCAGAACATTACTAAAAGGATTTTGTTTAGTTCCTTCTTTAAATTCACTTTTTACAAATTCATCAAGTGTTTTGAAGGGTGGTATAGTATTTGAATGCTGTAATGGAATATAATCATTTAGCATATTAGGATTATTATTTAGATTGTTATCAAACCCTTCATCAGTATCCTTAATACTTTGATAATGTGTTTTGTATAAAATAAATATTAAACATAATATTGACAAGCAAACTAAAATTAATTTATGCGACTTTGTAAACATGTATCCTAAAATTGTTGAAAAAATAACAAAACGTGTAATAGCATTCATCTTTTGTTCATAAGTCATTATTTGTGTTGGTATAATCTCGTTTATATAATCCTTATTAAATAAAATTAAGGGATCCTTAGACCAAAATGTAATTGTCATATATATAAGATTGTTTATTTTTTATTTAATAATACATTAATTTTATGCAACAATAATACTATAATTTATAATAAAATAATTATATATATATATTATGTTTAACACAACAAAAAGAAAATATAACGATCACGATTACACTAACAATAATGATTTTAAAAAAACTAAATATTATAATGATAATAAGTTATTTAATTTAAATTCAAATAAAAGAAAGTATTCAGATTATAATGATACAACCACAAATTTAATTGTTAAAATACAAAAAGTAGGGTTAGAAAATATTAATCGTGATAATTTAATTAAATTAAATGATATCATTATTAATAGAACCGATTATCTTAATTCTCAAATTCAAAATTTTAAAGAAAAAATAATCCAAAAAGAAAATTATATGCATAATCAACGTATTTACGAAATTGAAGACATCTTATCAAATTTATCTGATAATCCTGTACATTCAAAAACTTATAATATTCCAGAAAACGATTCTGAAGAATCATCCCAAAATACTTTAAATCCGATGTCGCAGGATGATTCTGAATATTATCAGACGGGCGATCAACAAATGTTAAATGTGAATAATATTAAACAACAATTGTCTTATGCGGTTGGTACAGATATTAAAAATATAATATCTGAACCTATAAATATACAACCTGAAGATGAAAATGTGACAAAAACATATTTAATAATACAATTATTTTTTTATTTTATGAAAATTTTAGTAATTATTAGTAAATTCGTTGCAAATGCAAGTATATCAACACTAATTATTCTTAAATTTATAGCAATATATATATTTATATATATCAGACAATTATTTTCAGTATTTATTAATGCACCGTTGCATATGAAAATAATTTTTATTATAGGGATATATTCTTTATATGTTTCAAATGAGTATGTTGCAAAAATAATGGATGTTATTTTAAATACGGCAAATTTTAGTCTTGAAATTGTAGGGTTTCCACAATTGTTTTCTATTAATTTTTGGCAAGACAAACTTGAATTAATTAAAAATGAAATTATAACAAAAACAACAGAAGCGGTAGATTTTATGATTAATACCGTACAAGTACAAGCGATCATTGAAGGGTTTAATGAATTAATGAAAAATATTATGGAAAATACACAGGCGACACAATCAGCAGCAGAAGTATATAAAATGGCGGTTGAAACAACACAAAATATGATTAACGCGCAACAAACCGCAAGTCAGGTTTGTCAAGCAGCAAGTGAAGTTATAACAGAAAATATTGGAACATTAACCGAAGGAATTCATCAAAATATGGAGACCACCTCTCAATTAACAAATGCAATTTCTCAAAATATAGTAGCATCAACCCAACTTACGCACGCAATAGAACAACAACCTTATAATAATATAATATCTAATAGTGTATCTGGAGCTGCGGTTGCAGGATTAAAAGCAATGGGTGGAATAAGAGATATGTTAGGAATCGGAGGTAGAGCACAAGCAGCAATAGGACTGGGAGGTAATTTTAAACGTCGTAAAAATAAAACTAGAAAATATCGTAAACGTCGTAAAACAAATAAACGTCAGAACCTAAAAAATAAATATAAAGGACATGTAAAAAGTAAAAAAGTAAGAACCAAATAGTTTATTTATTTTTATGTTTTTTATTACGTTTTAAATGGTCGTTGTTTGTTTCTGATTTAAATATTTCATCTAATTGATCGTCTGTTAATATTTGGTCTATATTATTTTGTATTGGTTGTCTATGTGTAATCATTTGTTTATTGGATTTATTCGCATTTTTTTTATTTACATATTCTTTTTTTTGTTCGGACTTAATATTTTTATTTAATTGATTTTCAATTGCATTTAAATTTAATTTTGAACCACCAAGACCAGATAATCCGAATTGATTAAGCATTGATTGAAAATTTTCCATTCCTGGCATATTTTTCATTTGAGATAGCATATCACTTGCTTCACTCATTAATTCACTTTCCTTAAGATCGCCTGATTTTAATTTGTTATCTAATTTATCTCCAATATTTTTTGCTAAATCCATTAATTTTTTAGGATTTTTAAATAAGTTATCAAATACACCTTTCATATCTGTAATATTATCCATATCAAGGTTCATTTCATTAGCGGTTTCTTCTGCAATTTCTTTTGCTAAATTCCCAAGTTTGGTATCAAGAATATCAGTAATATGATTATGTATTTCTGTTGCTTTTGGAATATTATTCATATTAATATTTGATTGTGAATTATTATCTTCTGAATTATTATCAAAAAAACTGTGCATTTGATTAAATGTTTCTTCAAGTTTTTCTTTAAATTCGTCTTCATTAATAGTATCAAAAATTTTAGAAGTATCACCAAAATCATCGCGTTTAGTAAGACTACCTATAATTGAAAATAATATAAGTTGTAAATACTTCCAAATTGTATTACGTGTTTTTTCTGTAATATCACATTCCCATAAATTTTTAAAATGTATATATGGTAAAAATTCAGTATCTAAAGTGGAATCATCTTTAAATAAATCTTCATTTTTATATAAAATGTCAAAAAATCTTGGAGGAAACTTTTTTTTACAAAATTTAAAAATAAATTCTAGACTGTTTGTTTCGGATTGTTTAATTGCGATATCTCTTTCTACAATATTTTGAATATTGTCAAAATAACTGTTTGGTTTCCACCAACGATTAATAAATACACCATATTCAGGAAATGTTGATTTAATATCATTTATAAAGTCCTTTATTATTTTTGAAAATTCTTCTGGAAGTAATAATTCATTATTAGACATTATATGTATAATATATAAGTTGTTTTTTTAAATTAAACTATTCAAAATTGTTTAATTACATAATAATGCTATTTTTGTTAAATTTTGAATGTATTTAATAGTTTTAGTTTTATCTTCTTGACTCATAGATTTAACCGGAGTGCGAAATCTGTCTATTGATTGAATAATTTTTTCTGAATTATGAGAATTTACTAAATCGTTTGAATAATCTTTGTTTATAAAAAAATCTAAATCGCCATTATTTATTTCATTAATATATTTACCAACTACAAAAGTATTCCAAATTTTTGGTATCATTTTTGGATTTATTTTTCTTATAGCGATAAGAGAATTTTTTGCGGTTAATAATTCGGCATCATTAGGAAATAAATGTTGAACGAATGTAACAAATTCTATAAACAGGTCATTAAATATGTTTGAATAAGATAAAGTCATTATATATAATTGTATATTTGTGTTTTTAAATAATATTTTAATTTAATATATTATTTAAAGTTTCTTTAATTCCTTTTCTCTTTGTTCTTGTAATTTTGCGATTGTTAACTCAGATGAAATTTTATTTGAACCTTTGTTGTCAAATTCACCAACTGGTGGTGTTGTTATTGTATCATTATAATTTAAATCAACATAACTATGCATTTGTCTTATTCCGCCGTTTCCTTTAGCGGATAAGGACTCTGTATCCATATCTAAAAAACTATATTGATCTGAAACAATACCAAAACCACCTGGACTAAATGAAAATGCGGATGGTTCTAAATTATTTGAAGTTGCTTGTTTTACAACAACGTCTTGTTTTTTTTTAAAAAAATGTGGTATTTCTTCACCATATAATATATCATAACTATTATTTAACAATAATAGTGCAGGAACACGAGTTATTTTTTCAGGCATAATTATTTTTTGTCCGTTTTCTAATATAATGTGTATTTTATTGTTTTCGTCCTTTATTCTTTTATCAATACAAATAAAATGAGTATCTTTTGCTAAATTTATTTTAGATAAACTTTGTAAAAGTGTTTTAGAATGGTTGCAATAATTACTGTAATAAAGAATAGAATTCATTATCTTATTTTATATAAAGTTATTTGCATTTAATTTTTAACTCAATTAAAAAAAATTGATTTAAAAATACATTTTAAATATATTAATATATAAATATTATGAACCCTAAAGTTACTAATTTAATTGAACAAAATAATACTTTAACATTTACCCTTAGTGGAGTAAATGTAAGTTTATCTAACGCAATACGAAGAACCATTTTATCAGATATTCCAACAGTTGTATTTAAAACATCACCCTATGAAGAAAATCAATCAAATATTATTTTCAATTCATCACGGTTAAATAATGAGGTTATAAAACAAAGATTAAGTTGCATTCCAATTCATATTACGGATTTAACAATGCCATTGGAAAATTATATAATGGAAGTAAATGTTGAAAACATTACAGACACTAAATTGTATGTTACAACACAAGATTTTAAAATAAAAAATTTAATAACTGATAAGTATTTAACAGAAAATGATACAAGAGAAATATTTCCTCCTAATGATTTTGGTGATTATATTGATTTCGTAAGATTACGTCCTAAAATATCTAATGAAATACCTGGTGAAATTTTACATTTAACATGTAAATTATCAATCGGAACAGCAAAACAAGATGGAATGTTTAACGTTGCGTCTACTTGTTCGTATGGATTTACTATAGACGACATCAAAATAGAAGAAGAATTAAAAAAACAAATACAAAAATGGAAAGATGAAGAAAAAAACGAAAATATTAAAAAAGATATAGTATATGAGACAAAAAATTGGAGATTATTAGATGGTATGAGAATTACAAAAAAAGATAGTTTTGATTTTATTATACAATCCGTTGGTGTTTTTACAAATAATGAATTAGTTGAAAAAGCGTGTAATATATTAATATCTAGGTTAGATGAATTAAATAACTTAATAGATTCTGATAAATTAATTATAAAAAATAGTGAAAATACAATGCAACATTGTTTTGATATTATTATTGAAAATGAGGATTATACAATTGGAAAAATAATAGAATATATGTTATACTCAAAATTCTTTGAAGGATTAAAAACAATTACATATTGTGGATTTAAAAAAATGCATCCTCACGATACACAAAGCATAATACGTATTGCTTATCGCGATAAAAATGATAAAATAATAGTAAAACAATATTTAAAAGATGGAATTATAGATGCAATTAATGTATATAATAAAATAAAAAACAATTTTAAATAGAATAAATATTATATTATATTATAATGAAAACACCAAAAACAATTCATAAAATAGTAAAAACTAAAAAAAATAAATCAATTAAAGTGGTGAAACAACCATTTTTTTTATCAACTGAAGGTGAAGATGATATTGAGGCAAACTTATCATTTTTAATTGAATTGTTAGGAAGTAAATTATATGAGACATATGTTGAAGATATATTAAACGAAGATGCAAACCAGGATATAAAAGTTGAACTAGTCCCACATCCATCAAACCCACCAGTAAATTATTTAATCCCTAATAATCCAGTAATATTTTATGGAAATAAGTCAGGAACTCATTTTACATGTACGGTTGACGGTAAAACAGTCTGGAATTCATACAAAACTGGCATTCAACAAAATAATACAGACCATTTTTGCCAAACTTTTGCTCTTATGCGTATGCAATATGAATTTTTACCAGAATCTCATATAGGACAACAATTCTTACAATTAAAACGATATGAATATATGGATAATGTTTATATTGCAAAAAATGTAGCGTGTGATATATTAGAATTATTAAACAATAATTTTAATATTGATAAAGATGTTGAAACCGCATTGCAGACAACAGATAGGTCTGGGAAATATAGACATAAACAAAATTCAAGAGTAAAATTTACAATTAAAAAATTTATAATTTACTGTCGCAACTTAACACAAAAACAATTATGTGATTGTTCGTTTTATCATAAAGTATTTATCGTATAAATTAAGATACTGAATTTAATGAAAACATTAATTGTGATGGGTGTAAATCGTTAATATATTTAATAACGGTTTCTAATGTTACATATTTTTTATTTATTTTTAGATCATTTAAATAAATGTTATGAAGATTAAATATATGTGTTTTATATTTAAACGGTGTTTCCATTTTAACATTCTCTTTTTTTATATAACGATTTTTATAATTGTAATATAGTTCTCTTATAAATAAATTAATATTGTCATTAATTATTTTAAAATAATTATTGTGTTCAGGATAGTAATATAAATAATTAGTTAAGTTCCCTTCTTTTCTTAAAATTAAATATTGATACTGCAATTTTGGTTGATTTCCACGTAATTTTCTAATTATTTCATAATTTGGGTTTCTAATTTTGCATCGTTGATTTGTTAATTTATTGTAAATAACTATACCCTGAATAGTATAATGTGTATTATCTGACCCATAAGTATGTATTAAATCAGAATAATTATTCCAGTCATTATATATTTTAGGAAATTTTATTCCTGTCCAAGACCACTCGCCATGTGTCTTTACGTTTTCTATATCATGTGTATAAACAAATGCGTTGGTTATAGTATTATAATTATTTTCATCAATAATATTAATAATTTGATTAACAGCAACTAAATATAATTGCGGTTGATTGATTGGTATAACAATTTTATTATTTGGATGTTGAAGAACAAATGTATAGCACAATTGTTTATTTAAAATATCTAAATGCAAATTATTTAATAATGCCGCCTCAATAAACATCTCTTTAAATGTTTTAGAATTATCACATTTAAAAAACGTTGTATCCGCACCCACTATATTTTTTGTAGATATTTCCCATGCACCAGATATTTCTTTATCTGGGTCCCAAAAAACATTTATCATTGTACCTTCAATAAATTCTTCGGCATGAATGTTATCATTTTTAACTGGGAAATTATGTGTAAACACGTCATAACGTATTGATTTTGGTGGAGAAAATGATACCACTTTATTTTTTAAATTCACAACTATTGACCTACATAATCCATAAATTGGAATATTTTCATTAGTCAATGTTGATTTATTATAAGAAACAATTTTATAATCATTTATTTTTTGTTTATTTAATTTTAGGGATAATAAATTATTATCTTTTTTTGAATTATTTATTAATTCAATTAATCCTGGTATGAATTTAAACTCAACACAGTTATTATATGTAATCATTATACTTAATAATATAATTCTCTTTAAATAATTATATTATACTTTATCTTAAGGCATAAAAATTTCTATAATAAATATAGAAACACAAATGACAATAAATATTAAAAATAATAATTATACTTCTAAAATATTTGAATTACAATTAGGCGATATTATATCTATTATAGACCATACTGATACAAAACTAAATAATAATATTTTTTTAATTGATTATATTGACAATTCTGGAATTAAATTGATTAATGTAGAAGATTTATCAATAATAGAATTAAATTTAAACAATGATAGAACAATATATAACTCAACAATTACAAATATAATAATATTAAGCAGAAACGATAATCCAGGTTATGCTAAACAACACAATTTAGTACCTAATACTTGGATAAATATATATTTTAGAGGAGAACTACCAGGTGTAATAACGGGCGAAATTACAAACATTGAAGAGGATATGATAGAAATAAAAACATACCCAAATAATGATATTATTTATTTAAATTTTGATTATAAAGGAATACCCAAAAATATTCCCATAGAATTAATTGAAATTAGAGAAAAACTTGTAAAACCAAATATAATTGAAGACGAAGAAAAAATAGAACAAATAAGCGATATTGATGATTTAAATGCAGAGTATGATGATGAATATAATTTACAAAAACAACAACAAATAGAAGTAAAACCACTATTTCGTGAATTTATAATAAAACCAAATCAAGTTCAATATGGTAGAGAAGATTATGGACCAATAGTTCAATATGTAGATGTTGACACAAACAGACAAAGGTATAGTATAGAAGAACAAACAAACGATTTATTAGATGATTTATTGTCAACTATTCCAAATATAAAAAGATCTGATACTGTCTTAAATAATATACATACAATTATAGAAAGATTTACACAATTAAGAAGTAATTTTTCAATTTTTGATGAGTATGGGAATGTTTTAAACTCATTTGTTAAAAAAGCGAATTGGAAACCTCTTACAACATATTTTGAAAAATTCAATCAAAAATTATACTGGATTTTACCAAATGTAACAAATTGCACAAAATCGTATGATACGGATAATGACGACAATATTGAATTTGTTGATCAGGAAGAAGAATTAAAATCTATACAACAGATTTTAACAAACTATAAAACTAATAATTTACAAAATTCGGAAAATAAATATTCATCTTTATTCACAGAATTGGTTCCATATTTTACTCCATTTAGTTATATTGATTCTGAAAATAAATATGATATAATTTATGAAAAAGAAGTTGAAACCGACTTACCTGTTATTTTATATGACATAAATGCAGATAACTCAACCACTTTATTTACAAATTATACTACAGGACTTACCAAATTAAACGCAACCAGTTTTAGTGGAAATAAGATGATATATAATCGTGTAAAACTTACCAACTCTGATATTTTAGAAATTAAATCATTTATTACATTGCCGGAACCAACAATACGTTTTTCTCGCATTAATCTTCCAAATACATCAATATTAGATAAATCAAATTTAAATATTAATTTTTTAACTTATTGGAAATTGTTTAACAATAACAAATTAAATATAAATAATATTATAGTAGACAATGTTGAAGAAGACCTTAATTATAATGAAAACACATTTGTGAATAATATCAAAAATTTTGTTTTAAGTTTACCTGAAAATGCAAAAAAACTAAATTATTCAAATTTTATCAATACAATAATACCAACAACACGTATATTATTTAATTTAATGAAAAAATACATTATTGGTAAATTATCTATTGTGGATGTTGTAAGTTATTTAGAACCGTTTTTGATTTATTCAGATGATTTAACATATACACAATATAAAGTAATTACTAAATTTATTTACGAAAAAATATCAAACTATAATAAAGAATTTATTGAAAAGGGAAAAAATTTAAATGAATTTAAAAAAAATAATGAAAAATTTAAATCAAAAAACAGTCAGTCTAAATTATTTTTAGCGGTTCCATCAAAGATAAACTTAAATAACGATGTAGCAATGGGAATACATAATTTAAATCATAAAAATGAAATCATATTTACTAATTCAGAATTAGTAAAAAAAACATTATTAGATGATTTTGGAATGTTGAATGCTACCAAAATTAGTATTAATAATTTATCCTTAATATTTCCAACAGATATTAATAAAATTTTAGAAAATGATAATAAGCAATTAGAAAAAAATATTTTAATTAAAACAAAAAAAGATACATGTAAAAACTATATAATTGCAAAACAATATTATGAATTATCTGATTTGGAAAACGACAATGATACAGAGATATATTTTGATAAACAATATGATAATACAAATTATGGTGTTTTAGATAAGTATTCAAGAGATTTATTAAATATGCCAACAGAACAATTTATGAAGTTTTTAATTATTAATCTTAAATCAAGTATGAATTTAAATGATTTTGATTCTGAATATTTGGCGGAAACATTAATAAATGGTTCTAAACGCGTATTAAATGGAAATTACGCAATATTAAATTATATTTCATCAAATACTGATTCTGATTTGGTTATATCTTATTATATTCGTAAAAATAATATATGGGTATTAGACGATTCAGTTGACAAAAATGGAATAAGCGATAATCAATCTATTTTATGTAATTTGCAAGTTGATTGTATTAATTCACCAAATAAAATAAATGATATTTGTGAAAATACCCAATTATTTAATTTAAAAACTCAGAAAAGTTTATTAAAAAATATGTTGTCCGAGTTTGATAACAAATATGAAACTTCTAAAATTAACTTTGAGAATAACATCAATAAACAATTAGAATATTCTTTAAAAATAATGCCAATTTTAAATGAAATAAAATATAATGAACTGGTTAAGTATAATAATAAAAAATATAAAATTGTATCGCAAAATAATGAACTAGATGTAGAACATATTATGTCACCATATGCTAAATTAAGAGATATTATATTAGGACAGACAGATTTTATAAAAAAACAAAATTATATTATTAAATTTGTTAACTCATTTACAAGACACTATTATAATGAAACAACTGAAAACGAACATTGGTTATATTGTACAAAAACAAATGTTAAACTAATGCCTGTATTTTTTTTCAAATTGGCAACTGAATATTTAATATCTATTGATTCATATAATAATGCAATTAATAAATTAATTCAAGAAATTGGTGCGCGTAGCGATGATGGTGATTCATGGGTTGATAAATATAGCGGGTATGTTATAACAAAAATAGAATTTGAAGAGGAAGAAGAATATAATGAAAATGGATTTCTAATCAAATCACGAGATATTTTAGAAAAGTCTTCTGGAGATATGCTTACTGGAAATATGCTTACAACAAACAAAATAAATTTAAAAAAAATAAATAATCCAGAAATTAAAATAATTTATAATATAATTACTGAATTATCTATTGTTATGGGAATTAATATTGAATCCCAATATGAATTTATAATAAATATTGTTACTTCGGTTATTAAAGAAAACCTTCCAAATGAGGAAAATTATAAAATTAAATTTAAAGAGGCAATAAACAAGGGTAAACTAATGCCATCATTTAAGGAATTGTATAATAGTTTTTTGTTATATAATACGGTTGGTATGTTTTTAATTAGTATGCAAACCCATATTCCTTCTATAAAAACTAGAAAAACTTATCCTGGTTGTATTCAATCTTTTAATGGTTATCCGTTTGAAGGGGCGGGTGATTTACAAAGTATAAATTATATCGCTTGCATTTTATATAAATTAAAAACTAAAGAAGATCCATGGAGTGTACTTTCAAGAAAAAAAGAAACTTATATATCAGAAAAGATTAAGGGTGCGATTGATATGTATTTGTTGAGATTACCTGATGTAGTTCGTAAATTTAATGAAAAAACGGATGAATTATTAAGAAATCCCGAAATATTAATTAGTGATGAGTATAAAATTTCAAACTGGAAAAACTTTTTACCTCCATTAATTGAATTTAAAATTAAAAACTTATTAAATGTTTCAGAAGAATTTAAAAAAACTTTATTTGATTTTAAAAAGGCATCATTTAATCAAAATGAAAAAAAACTAATTATAGAAAGTAAAATTATTAAATTTTCGTTAGCAATACAAGAACAAATACAAAATGTAATTAATTCGCAAAAACTTTTATTAATAACTTCAGGAAATAGTCCTTATGTTGAAAATGCATGTTGTAATGAAAATAATAAATATTCAACAATTGAATATTTTATAAACAAAAATAACGACATTACAACTTTTAATGATAATGTAACAAAACTTACAGATGTATTATATGAATATCATAAACTTTCAAATGCAAACTTATTGACTACTAAAATAAACGCCAAAAACGTATATCCTACATTACCAACTGAATTTAGCGAACAAACTATTTATGCCGCATTTATTAGTTATTGTCATTTTAAAACAACAATACCAATTAATGAGTTATTATTGCCATTGTGTAATATAAAACCGGAATATATTAATAACAATGATTCAATAGAAGAGATTATACGTAAATTAAAACAAGATGGTAAAACTTATTCAACGGAAAATTTTTTAAGATTATTACAATTAATTAGTAGACAACAAATAGTTAATGTACCAAAAACATTACTAAATTACTCTCAATTAAATAGACTTGATGATTTATTAATTTTATTTAGTAAACAAAGTGAAAACATTATTGAACCAGAATTGCAAACATTATTAAAAAATCTTATTCATAATAATAATGATGTTGATACCTCAAACAAAAACATTAATAATTATTTAATTAAACGTAATGTAAGTATGAAAAACAATATTATAGAATTTTTAACAAAAAATTTAAATATTCCGAACAATAAAGTTAACAAAATAAAGAATTTTATAAATAATTTAAATGTTTGGGAAGGCGAAAAAACAATAAACAATAATGAAACCAATATTTCTAATGACTATTTATACAATAGTATTCAATTCTTTAAAACGTATATTCAAAACCTCAGTGTAACATTTCCTAATATAATATTAAATATGACCTATTACGAAAAAAATATGAATTTTAGTAAAGATCTTTCTTCTAAGCATTCTAAGGATTTATATGATATTATAAAAGAGACCTTATTACCCTTACACACATTTTATAACGACCCAATATTGACAACTATACTACAAACTATTAAACAAACAAGCAACAATGTATTAATTTTATCACATGAATTACGTTGTTTTTGTTCAAAAGGCGATGATGTCCCACAAATATTTAATGAAAGAACAAGTAAGTTTTTATTTGAACATTTGTTTTTAAAAGTTATTATTAATTATGTTGAATTGGCGCAAGACAAAAACCAAATTGTAAAGGAAGTAATTAGAGGCAATGATGATTCTGAGAGATATAATGAAGAAAATAATTATTTGATTATGAATTCAGTAACATACAATTTAAATATTAATCAAGTAGAACCAGATACAAATATTAATAGTGGAAATCAAAAACAATTGAAACAAAAAACCGCAGAACTATTATTTGTTTATATTCAAATTATGAATAACCATAAAGAAGAAATAGACACTTCTTATGAATTAATTATGGATAGAATATTTAAATTAAAAGAAAAAGAAAAGGATACATTTACAGATAGATTACAAAAATTAAATGATGAAGAACGAGATATTGATACTATTCTTAAAATAAATAAACTTGGTATATGGAATAAAGGATTACAAAAGGGGTTAACAAAGTATGTTGGTTCTGTGTATGATGAAGAAACCGCAACTGATAAAGAAATTGAAAACATTTTAGGAAATATTAAAAATGATAATTTTCAAAATATGGATACTTATATTGAAGATCTTATGGAACAAAAAGAAATAGATAATCAAATTGAACGTGAAAATTATGATATGAGACATATGACAGAAGATTATACGGATGGCGATTATGAAGGATATGAGAATGAGAACGATGATTATAATGATTACAACTAAATGCTAAATAATATAATTAAAAATATTTTTGTAATTATATATAAAATGATTCGCCAAATCTTAAGAGAAAATGTTACAACAACATCAATTATTTTATTTATTATTTTATTTGGATTAATACAAATTATTAAACCATCGTTTTTATATAATTCCAATGGAAGCGTAAGAGAATTTGGTGTTGGGTACAAAAATAAAACTATTTTACCTATATGGTTATTATCTATTATTTTAGGAATATTATGTTATCTTTTTGTAATGTATTATATTTCATATCCACGTTTTTTTTAAATTAAGGCGTAATAGTATAAGTTTGTGAAGTGGTGGTTGTTTTTTTATTTATATCTTTTTGTTCTTTTTCTAAAAACGTTTTATAATTTTGTTGCATAGTTTTTGGATCCGTAATACATCCTCTTAAAGTTATGCTATATTGTACTATTGCTATTATAAGAACTCCCGTATAAATATACCACATTGCTTCTCCGACGTTATCTCTAGAAATTACAATATTTAAAAAATCAGTTTTAATTTTGTTTTGCTCAATAATATTATCTCTGTATTCAGGTTTCATTAATGGTTCAAGTAAATTCCAATAATCTTTAAAATTTGAAGGAACAATTTGATTTATTAAAATACTTATATTTCCAAATAATTTAATAATTGTATTTGCGGCATGTTTCATTGCTTTTTTAGTAGATGGATCATTAATTGTTGCTTTATCTATATCATCTGTTATTTTTTCATCCATTAATAATAAATCACTTAATAATTTATGTGCTGAGTTAGATACATAAAAATAACCAACCACATCTGAAAACGCTGACTTAAAACCCGGATATATAATTAGAGTAATTATTATTATTCCAAAAATAAAAGTCCAAGGCAAAATAGTAATCAAACTTGCAACCCCAATATTTTTTGTTATGCTTCCTCCGCATAAATTAATAATATTCGCTGAATTTAATAATATTTGACTTAATAAAACAAATAAATAATATACACCTAAATAAATATAATTACTTTTAGTATAATTGTAAAAAGCATCTGGATCATTTAATATGTCATTTGTTAGTGTAGGTTTTAATTTAAAAAAGTATAATAATGTAATTATTATAAATGTAATTAAATTTATATAATTATTCATAGATATTATGTATAAATTATTTTAGTATAATAATACTATTTATTATGGAAAATTTAGATGTTTTAAAACCAACTTTAGTAGAACCAGGTGTAAAGATATTTTTAAATCAAACATTAAAACAATGCAGAGTTTTTAAAAATACATTTAATAACATATTGTTTAATGTTGGTTTATTATTTATTTTTGTAATAATTTTAGGATCATTATTAATTTATAAATATAAAGGCAAATTAAACCCAATTGAAAAAGAACAAAAAAACAAAGAAAAACAACAATATATATTAACAAAAATAAAAAATTACCAAACCGCTAAAAGAATAGAACAACAAGAATTAATAACTGGATTACCTAATTGGGATAATGAATTTGATTATATACATAAAAATAATTTAAAATATATATAAATTATAGATACATGACAACTACCAACTCAATTGAATATATTGATGCTTTAGATAGGTTATATACATATTATAATTTGAAAAGCGATTATCAAGAATCTAAACTGAACTTAATATTAAAGAAAAAAAAAGAAGAAAAAGACCAAGGTATAAAAAAACAAGAAAACAAAATAAAAAGAGAATTATTGACAACCAAACCAAAATGTATTAATTGTAACAGACCAGTAGGTACATTATTTTATAATAATTATAATGAAAAATTATATGCTAGAAATTTAATTGCTATTTGCGGCGATAAACAAGATCCGTGTAACTTAAACATAAATATTCTAATGGGGAATTGTTCTTCAAACAAAGAAGATATAAAAGAAATTGAAACCTTAATTACAAATATTAAAAATGACATTATTTGTGATAAAAATAACGTTATGTTTGGATATATTTCAAAAGAATCCGCATTGACCAATTTTGAAAATTTTAAAAAAGATATATCAACATTAACAGACCAATTAAAAGCATCAGAAAATGCAAATATTCATGATAACCCTAATATACAAATGGTTGAACTTGAAGTAAATATAATTATTAAAAAAATAAAATCTTTAATGGTTTCTTTTAATAAAACAAATAATACACAACTAATAATTGATTCTATTGAAATATATAAGAATGAATTAATTCCAAAATTGGGTATTTTAATGAACATTAAATATAAATACAATTTTGTAGAAATACTTGATAAAACAAAATCTAATAAATTATCTCAATATAAATTATTTCAATTTAATGATTCAATTGAATCATTTGAAACATGTTATGGAAAAACTAAAGTTGTTAGTTTTAAATATAATCCAGGTTTTTATAACATAACAAAAAATAAAACAAAAAATCAAAAAGATCTTAAACTTGAGGGGGATGTTTCAACACCCACTAAAGTGTCTGAACAGTACATTAATAATTTGTTACAATCTAAAAACCCTACTCAAAAACAACGTAAAGAAATAAAAACTAAAGAACCAAAAACTGACATAACAGAAAATAAAACAAAAAAACAAAAATTAAAAAAAGATCCTAAACCTGATGGCGATGTTTCAACATCAGCTCAAGAGTCCGCAATAAACTTGAAAAAGATGTTACAATCTCAAAAAACACTAAAGGTTAAACCAAAAAAAAAAATTAAATTTGTTATTGTAAACCCCAATGAAACTAATATTGCGGAACCTGATAATACATCTTTAATAAATGATATTTTTGGACCGGATAGTGATAATAATGATAATAATATTTATATAAACGACGACGATTTAAACAATGAAATACTTAAAAATGCGGAACATACTAATGATGATTTTTAATATAATATATATATATATAGACATGTTAAAATATATTTCAATACCTGTTTTTTTAATTACATTAATTATAGGATTATTTTTTATTTATATTATGGGTCCAGATTTAAAAAAAATTTATATTTATCCAACACCTGATAATGTTGACAAAATTTTATTTAGAGATAAAACAAATAATTGTTTTTCTTTTGATGAATTAGAAGTAAAATGTCCGAATGATAAAACTAAAATTAATCATATACCAATTCAACCCTAAATAATAAAATAAAATAATATTATATAATAAATATGATAAAATTTGAAAAATATTTGCATACTCAAAGTGGTAAATATATTATATCTATTTTATTAGGTTTAGGGTTATCTTCATTATTTAGAAGTGTTTGTAAAGGTAAAAATTGTATTTTATTTTATGCAGCAAATATTGAGGATATAAAGGATAAGATATATAAAAATGATGATAAATGTTATAAGTATGTTCCTACTCTTTCAAAATGTTCTACAAATAAAAAAATAATAGATTTTGCGTAATTGTTTATATTCAATCAATCTTTGTAATATTTATGAATAGCACAACTAATATATTAGATTTGCCAATAGAAACACCTGGAAGTAATAGACCAAGTGAAAATAATACTAATATAATAGAAACCCCGAAACAAAATGATATTAATAATTTAGATAATAATACTATAAATCAAATAATTAATGGTCTTAAACAAGCAAGCACAACTGGCGTAACACAATTACAGTCTAGAGATATTCCTCAAAGTACAGAAATGCTTACACAAGACGAACAAATACAACCCAATTATATTCCACGTTGTCAAAATCAAAAAGATTATATTAAGGAGTATGAAACTAATGAATCCATAATGCATAATTATAACGAGAATATGTCAAAAAAAAACAATTTAGATGAAATGTATAATGAAATTCAAATACCTCTTTTATTAGCGGTATTATACTTTTTATTTCAGTTGCCTATTTTTAGAAAATATTTATTTAGATACTTGCCATTTTTGTTTTATAATGATGGTAATTTTAATATAAATGGGTATTTATTCACAAGTATTATATTTAGTTCAATGTACTATCTTTTAAGTAAAATAACAATTTATTTTACAAGTTAGTTGACAATTTTATTTATATCATTGCGGTTAAATGATATAAATAGACATAATTTTTTCATAAAAACAGAATAATTAAAAACTATTACGGTAAATTGTCATTAATTATTTATGTTTTCTATCATTTTGTTTTTTATTTACTGTTAAATATTTACTAAATTTATATTGAGAATATAAATCATTTAATGAGTTATAAACTATAAATGGTATATATTTATTTATTAATAATATCATTTTTTGTAATAGTATCATTATATAATTTACCAAAATATGTTTTTTTTAGTTTTTTTATTTAAATTTGTATTATTATTTTTAATTTTAGTTATTGTCTTGTTTTTTTTGTTTTTTTTATATTTTGACCCGTTATAATTTAAAAACCATTCATCATATTCTAACGTGCCTTTTTTATTTTGTAATTCGTTAAATTTATTTGCTTTTTCACGTTTTAAGTCCTGTATCGTGTGTTGTTTTCCATAACAATTTATACTAAACCTTTTTAATAAACCTTTTTGTTCTAATCTATTTTTTTGTTGTACGTCAAATAAAAAATTACACATACACAATATTCGGTTAATATCATAATAAGGTTTGTTTGCATACATAAATGCTAAATAAAAACTTAACATTGTATCAATTGTTGCTATTTTAATTTTTTTATAATAAATACTTAAAACATTATAACTATGACACGCTAGAGGTTTATAAATAAAAGCAATTGTATCATTACCTACTTTTATTTCATAATTTAAAGGTATAATTTCACCTATGGGATTTTTTTTTAATATTTCAACATTAGTTATTCCATTTTGCTTTAATTGTTGTTTTAATATATTCGCTAGTTCTAACGGTTCATTATAAATAACATCAAAATCCGCAATATTTTTTACATTATTTCGTGTCTGGACGGGCATATAACGTGAATATTGTGAAATTGCGAATCCTCCAAAAAAAACAACATCATTATTAATAAATGTATCCTTTGCTATTCCATAAATTGTATCTTTTTTATCATCGTTATCCATTTTTCTTTGAAATTCAATTTGGTTACAATTAGAATTTTTAATAGGATAATATTTATTAATAACTGATAAACGTTTAAATATTTTTTCCCAACGACTTGTATCACCATCAGGTCTTGATAATTCTAAATACATTGACATACGTAAAAAATTTGGGTCTGTATATAAAATACCATTTTTATTTACAGATTTTTTTTTAATAACATTAAATAATCCGTGTGGAACATTTGTAATATCTGCAACTCCTTCAAAATTTACAAAAACCTTATATGTTCCGTGATGTTGTCCTGATTTTGCTTCAACTTCACTATAACCATTATTTAAATAAATATCGGCAAGTTCTTTTGCATCACTTAAAGCATTTGGAGAAAAAAAATCATAATCTGGTAAATCATTTGTATCATATATTTTATCATTATCAGGCAACAATGCATCTATGGCAATTCCACCATAACAAACATTCTTTTTTTTTTTTAAAAAAGTTTCAACGAGTTTAAATATTTTGTTATATTCAAATGAATTTAAAACATTCTTATTATTTTTGTGTTTTGTTTCGCTAGCATCAACTTGCAACCTTAAAATAGTTAGTTCACACTCGTTAAAACTAAGAGATTTACAAATATTTTTATACACCATATATATAATTATTAAATATTAAAATCATAATGTTTAGAAGTTATAATTCTAGGTTCATATGATAATTCAGGTTTTTGAGGAGAGGGATCAGGCAATATAACAGGAACATATCTTAATTTGTCAGGTTTTAATACAAACGCAAATCCATTCTCATTAAAAAAATTATTATTTTCTTCTAAATATTGGTCTATATATTGATATCTCATAGATATCAGTTGACATCCAGTTTCTCTGACAACTATTCCATTTGGATTTGGAGGATTTGATCCTCCATCCGGCATAGCAATCGTCATATTTTGTTTATTGTAATTTTGCAATTCAGTTAAATCATGTGTGTTTTTTATATCATAGTAATGTAACGCACGCATAAAAATAGAATTGCTTGTAATATTTACATATTCTAAAAAATGTTGATTATCTAAAAAAGATTTGTTTGATTTGTCTACTATAATAATAATTTTTCCTTTTAAATTTAAAATAGGTGTATTTCCTACGTTTTTACCATAATTTTCATAACTATAACTTTTATCAAGTAATAAATTATTGTATGACTCTAATAATTGAGCAAATTTACTAAACATTTTTTGATTATTACTTAATATCCTTAAATGAATAATAATTGGGTCTGTGCAGTTGGGTGAGGTGCTTTGTGAAAATGCATAATTTGATAATATATGCATAACTTCTGAAAAATTAATATAATTATATGTTTCTTTTACATAGAAATTATTTGTTGTTGATGTAGACACAACCGGTTTATCATCAATAGAATATATTTCAAAATCAAGACCACGACACCCTTGTTTTAATACATTAATTAAATTACACGTATTTACATAATCGTTTTTATAATCTCCACCACTACAACAATTGTATGCTGTTTTAACATAATAATCTAATAAATTATTATTAAAGGTGTTGTATTTTATATCTATAGATTTAATTTTATTATTTAAGGATCCATAAGTATTCGTCATAAAGTTACATTCACTTGAATATAATCTTGTTTTGTATAAATAATAACATATAGATAAAATTATTATAATAACTATACTAAAATAAATAAATATTATTATTGTATCTTCCTTAAGATTTAATAATTTATTCTTAAAATCTGTAAAATCAAATGTTTGTGTTGACATACTTATTATAATACTATTTAAAAATAATATATATTACATTCAAAAAAGTTAAATAATATTATATAATATTATTAAAATGCCTGGTGGATTATTAAATCTTGTAAGCGAAGGACAACAAAATGTTATATTAAATGGTAATCCAAGTAAAACGTTTTTTAAAAGTACATATGCAAAATATACTAATTTTGGTATGCAACAATTTAGAGTTGATTTTGAGGGTTCCAAAACATTACATTTAAACGAATCATCTCAATTTGTATTTAAAATACCTAGATATGCGGATTTATTAATGGATTGTTATTTATCCGTGAATTTACCTGATATTTGGAGTCCAATATTCCCTCCACAAGTAACTGATATAAGTTCAAATTCAATATGGTCACCGTATGAATTTAAATGGATTGATAATATTGGCGCTCAAATGATTCAACAAGTAACAATCACATGCGGTAACCAGAAAATTCAAGAGTTTTCTGGATCATATCTATTAGCATCTGTTTTACGTGATTTTTCTGGTCCAAAACTAAATTTATTCAATGAAATGACAGGCAATACTAGCGATTTGAATGACCCTGCAAATGCATTCGGACGTTCATCACAATACCCAAATGCATATTATACCACGAATAATTTAGGTTCAGACCCATCTATACGTGGTAAAACATTGTATATTCCATTAAATGCTTGGTTTAATTTAAAAACACAAATGGCGTTTCCACTAGTTGCGCTTCAATATAATGAACTTCATATAACTATTACTATGCGTCCTATAAATGAATTATTTGTAATTCGTGATGTAACGGACATACGTAATGGTTATCCATTTGTATCCCCGAATTTCAATGTGTGGTATATGCAATTTTATCGTTTTTTACAACCTCCGCCAGATATTTCATTAAGTAATACTTCATATATTAATAAAAAAATAACGTGGAATGCTGACATTAATTTAAATTGTACTTATTGTTTTTTATCAAATGATGAATCTAGATTATTTGCTATGAATGAACAAAAATATTTATTTAAGCAAGTTCACGAAACATCTTTTTATAATGTAACAGGACCAAATAAAGTTCAATTAGATTCAATTGGATTAATTTCTAATTGGATGTTTTATTTTCAAAGGAGTGATGTTAATTTAAGAAATCAATGGTCAAACTTTACAAATTGGGAATATAACTATCTTCCATATAATATAATTAATGCACCTATTTCAGGGTCATATAAAAATCCATATTATCCATCTACGCCTCAATATATCGGACCAGGAACTAACCCAAATGGAATTTCTACTAATCTTATGATTACTAATGATTTACATACACAAAATATATCAAATATTTTACTTTCATTAGGAATATTATTTGACGGTCAATATAGAGAAAACATGCAACCGGTAGGTGTGTATAATTATATAGAAAAATATGTAAAAACCGCTGGGTTCGCACCATCCGGAATTTATTGTTATAATTTTTGTTTAAATACAAACCCTTTTGATTTACAACCAAGCGGAGCATTAAATTCAAATAGATTTAATTTAATTGAGTTTGAGTTCAATACTATTACTCCTCCGACTGATCCAAACGCACAAACACTTACAATTTGTGATCCATCAACAGGAACTATAATAGGTGTTAATAAACCAACTTGGAGAATTTATAATTATAATTACAATTTATTTTTAATGGAAGAAAGAATAAATGTTATTACATTTGTTTCTGGAAATGCAGGATTAATGTATGCTACATAAACATATTATTTAATAATATTCATAAATTCACCAGTAACTGTATATATTTCTGCATAATTATTTTGTGTTTCTTTATTATCTAAATTATATCTATTATTAAATAATTTGCTCTGTTCACTAAAACTATTTTTCCAAGTATTAATTCCAAAATTAGCATGTGGCGGACCTTTTAAATTATTAGGTAAGTATAATGTAGATTGGGTACCAATGTCAGTTGTTAATACTGAATAAGTTGGTGTAGGACCAACTGTCATTTTTCCAGAAGCATTATTTCCAACAATATCTTTTGTTAGAAATTTACTAAAAGGAGGAATGTATGGTTGACAACCAGGACAATCTATATCGGATAAACATTGTTCTTTACTTTTAGAACATCTTGCATTAATGCACATATTTGTGCAACTAAATTTAGTTGTTAATGGTAAATCAACTGTTTGAGATGTAGTAAATCCATCTGTATCTTTTACTTGAGATTTTAAATCAGTATAATATTCTCTAATATAATTATGAGTAATTAAATAATGTATCCATCTAAATATTAAAAAAAATAATAAAATGCTTAAAAGTACTAATAAAACTTTAATATTTTTTTTTAACATATTATAATTTAATATTATATTTTATTACGCACAAATATAAAATTATATGTGTCTACAAATGTAATACACCAAACTTAATAATTATATTATATTTAGAGAAGTTATAATATAATTTAACAGGATAAAATTGGGGTATGTTATACTTTTATTTTTTATATCATTTTAATATAACATGTCATCAACCGATACATCTATAATTGATAACAAAAAAAATAAAAAATCAAATCAAGTGTTTGATATTACTAATATTAAAAAATACATATTTTCATATATGTTATCAATGTTAATTTCAATAATTATATTATTAATTATTATATGTAGTGGAACAACTATATTATATTCTTGTAAAGTCGCGCAGTCCAACATATTACCGACTGATTTATTATGTAACCCTTATAATGATACACCATTAACAATTATTCCAGAAGTTAAAAATATTAATATTAATGTAACAAATATTAATGGTTCAAAAATATCTGAAAAAATTACATTTTTATATGAACAAAATAATGGAAATATTATAATAGACACTTTACAAAAAATAAAACAAAACCCAAGATTAAATTCAAAATTAATGTATTTTATAACTATTTTAGAAAATTTGTTATGTTTTAATTATAATAGTTTAAATGTATATTTTAATTTTTTAAATAAACGTTTTTCAGAATCATTAATTATACTTGGAGGACCGGTTCTTTCAATATTGTATTTTATTTTTATTTATTTATTAAGTTGGGGATACTTAATTATATTATTTTTTACAAAAATGTTCTGGATATTTACAAAAAATGAAAATAATTCAAACAACAATAATCAACCTAAACCTAATATTAAACATTTATCATTTTTTAATCCGTTATCAATATTAATAGTTATTATTTTGTTATGTTTTTTTATATCTTCTATAACTATTGTATTTCCTATTTTGGCATTTGTTAGTTTAATGTATTGTTTTTTATCCATAATTACGATGACATCTACAAAAGGATCTGATGGAACTAATTATAATTATATTAATGCATTAACCGATGTTTTTTATTATAAAAAATCATTAATATCATATATAACATCTTTTATTGTAATTACAAATGCATTTATATCATTTGGTTCGCTCGGTGGAATTATATCATTAATAATTGTATTGTTAATTTATTTTAAAATAATTAAGATACCTTTATTTTCTAACACTGGAAAAGAAGTATATGATAATTTTAATGAATTATCTGATTATGAAATCGCGAACAAAAGTTGTAATAATGTTAATGTAGAACAACCGTCACAACAAGTAAGTTTTTCGGATGAAAATATTATTATTCCAGAAACTAATGTTTTATTGTCAACTGATATTGAACCTAACACTATAGAACCTAAGGTAGAAAACCCTAATGTTTTATTGTCAACTGATATTGAACCTAACACTATAGAACCTAAGGTAGAAAACCCTAATGTTTTATTGTCAACTGATATTGAACCTAACACTATAGAACCTAATATTATAGAAGATAATGTAGACAATAATATTGAAGATACAGTTAAGACAAATAATGAAAATGTCAATAAAAAAACAGGAGGAAATAAAAAAAGAAATAAAAAGGTTTAAAACAAATAATGCAATTATATTAAATATGAATAAGAAAATATTGCCGTTTGTAAGTATTTGCACGCCCACCTTTAATCGTAGACCATTTATACCATACATAATTAAATGTGTTAAAAATCAAACATATCCAAAACATAAGATTGAATGGATTATTGTAGATGATGGTACAGATAAAATTGAAGATCTTGTAATTAACATACCATTAGTAAAATATCTAAAATTTGATGAAAAAATGACATTAGGTAAAAAAAGAAATCTTGCGCATGCTAATTGTAAAGGGGACATTATAATTTATATGGATGATGATGATTATTATCCCCCCGAAAGAATTATGCACGCTGTATTAACATTATACAAGAACCCAAAAGCATTATGCGCGGGGTCAAGCGAATTACATATATATTTTAAACATATTAATAAAATGTATAAATTTGGTCCATATGGTCCAAATCATTCTACAGCGGCAACATTTGCATTTAGAAAAGAATTATTAAATATAACACAATATAACGATACAAGCACCTTTGGCGAAGAACAGTATTTTTTAAAAAATTTTACAATTCCATTCGTTCAATTAGACGTATTAAAAACTATATTAGTATTTTCACATGACCACAATACGTTAGATAAAAAAAAATTAATAGAACCTGATCAATTAAATTGTTTTATAAATTTGTCAACAAGAACTATTGGTGAATTTATTAAAGACCCAAAAATACGAAAATTCTATACTGAAGATATATATAAATTATTGGATAATTATTCACCAGGCAAATTAGAAAATAAACAGGATGTATTAAATCAATTAGATGTTATGTATATTAAAAGAGAAAATCAACAAATGGTACATGACAAAAACACGCTTTTAAATTCAATGACAAGTCAAAATGAATATTTACAAAAAATAATAAATGAAAATAACACTCTTAAATCAAAAATAGCATATCTTGAAGATAAAATAACAGTATTAATTCAAAATGCAATAAATGAAAAAAGGAAATTAAACGATAAATAATTTAAAGATAATATTCTTTTTATTATAAATTAAAATGATTTACGACGATGACAGGTTTCATCCTACTATTAATAATGACATAGATACTATAACAGATAAAAAATCAAATAATGATGTTAATAACGGATATAATAAAGTTATAAAAACATATATAGACACATGTGGCAAAAAACAAAAATATGTATTAGAATATTATTCCTCATATAAATTAAACGGACCAATAATAAATGCTGTAACAGGTATTAAATATTTAAATCTAAAAAATGGAACAAAATCAGAAGATTTATTCTTTAAGATTTCAATAAATACTGGTGAAAACAACTCAATAAACAAAATATTATTTTATGATACACCAGAACAATATGAAGTTCATCAACACACTAAACTTTCTAATAAAACAATAACACAATGGTATGAAAAACAAAAAAAAATAGAACTGTCATTACAATAACTATACTTCTTCAACACTTTCTTCGTCGCAGTCACTATCTTGATTATTTTCATTAATTGTTTCTTTTGTATATTTTTCAAGATATCTATAAATGCGATTAATATCTAATTTAGTAATTTCATAATTTTCAAAAAGCAATAATAATTCATTGTCTGTATATTTATTTTTTAAATTAAGAAAAAATGCAAAAATATCCTTTTTATCCATTCCTAATTGTTGACATAAATTTTGAATAAAAATAGAGTTATTATATTCAGTTGAATATTTTGTAAGAACCTTTGTAAACCTTACCTCGCATGGGTTATATTTTATTTTTTTTTTAAAACTTGTATGGTATAAATTATTATTATTAAATGTTTTTATTAGAGAACTCATTTCATTAAATTGCCATATTTGTTTTTGAAATGTAATTCTATCAATATAATCCGCAAAACATATATTATCTAATTGTTTAATGTAAAATGGTATTGAAATGTTGGGTTTCATTTTTCCAATGACATCTATAACATTCTCGTGCCATAATAAACCAACAATAGTTCTATCAGTTTCATTCATTATTTCAATATGTTCAGAAATATTAAATTGGTGATTTAATAATTTTTTAGTAATTTGTTTGGTATCATCATTATAAGATTTCATTTGAAGAATATCTGTAATAAATTTGTTGTTTAATAAATTGTTATCTTTATTATAAATATCGTAAATATTTATTAATTTTCTTAAATCACCTTGAACGAAATTAATTAAATTTTTTTTCAAATCTTCATTTAATATTGGTATTAATTCACTTATTAAATTATTAACTTGTTCGTTAGTTGGTGTTTTTAATTCTATTGTATTGCATACTTTCATTAACTCCTTAATTTTTTTATCTATATAATAATTTCCAATACAAATAATCGGGTTCATTGTTACTTCCTCCATTTTTTGTTTTTTTGTTTTTTTTGGTCTGATTAATTTAATTAATGTGTTAATGCTTCCTTTGTCTCCATTATTCATACCATCTATTTCATCCATTATTATTGCTATTTTTTGTATTTTACCGTGAAATAAATTCATTATGTTTTTATCAGACATATTATGTTTAGAAATGGTATCAATTATTGACTTATTCCTAAAATCACCTGCATCATATTTAATTATATCATAATCCATTTCTTTTAAAATTTTAGTAATAAATTCGGTTTTTCCTGATCCAGGACTACCATAAATATATATTCCCTTTTTTATATTAAGATTGTTTTTATTTTGTGAAAATAAATTTAAACATTCTTTGATTTTTAATGCGTTTTCTTCTCTATTTAATATTTTATTTAAATTTAAACAATTCATTTTATACATTTAATAATATTCTTTTTATGTCTATTTTGACATAATTGCTTCTGGTTTAAAATATTAGTTATCATATTATAACATTTATCTGAATCAACATCAATGCAATAATGAATTAAAAAATATATATAATTTTTATATATATGATTTTTATATATAAAATCTCTAGGTATAATCCATTTATTTATATTTTCATAAATTAATCGTTCAAAAACTAAATCACAATCACGTTTTATTATATTTCTAATATAATTCTCAATATTATTTTTTATAATATATGGTCTTAAATATTTATGATATAATGTATAATAACTTTTATTTGTAAACATTATATCATACGGACGTACATAACTTTTAATTATATTTATAATTTCATCAGGTAAATTACAAATCAAAGCATAATAATTACTCATTTAATATATTAAATAATATATTAAATAATATTTATGTTATTTGAAATTATTTAGTGCAAGGATTATTTACACCATATGTAATACCATCCCAACTTATACCACAATTTTTCGCCCATGTATATTTAGAACATAACCCATTTTCCCCTTTAAATTGAGGACCTGTGAAATCCATTGTTAAATGTTTTTGTTTTGTGGATTTGCAAGTTCCTAAATCTTTAACATTAACGCACTTTGCACCATTTCCAGAAATATCCACCCAATAATCAGGACAATCACCAATAATTGGCGGCCATGATGATTTTGATTTACGATATTTTAAATTAATCCCAATAAATACTAAAGTAATTATTAATATAAATATTGCAACAAATAAAACTAATTGTTGAAATGTTTCCATAATTATATATAAAATAAATATATTTTTTTATTTAACTAATATAAATGAATTATTCAAATGGTAGAGTTGACATAAAAAGTCCGAATACATCAGAGTTATTTAATATGTATGATAAAAACAATGTTAAACAATGTGTAACCTTTAGAAATCCAACCTTAGGTTTATGGAATGAATCACCGCTTTCTAATTGTTTTTTTTCAAAAGAAAATATACAAATTATACAAAATGGTATTAGGGCGGGTGTTTATAAAAAATCAAATAACCAATATATGATTGCCGATCAAGATTATGATTCTTTAACAATAATAATGAGAAGTTTTTTTTTACAATATGCGGTACATAAAATAAATAATATACAATTGCAAATAAAAGAATTAAACCAAATGGTTTTAAATTATTGCATTGAAAGCATATATGGTGAAGCACAGGGATATATTAAATATTTATACGATGCGAGCACCCTTGTTGTTCCAATATCACATCCCGTTATGGCGAATAACTCGGATAAAGAATTAGTTTTAAAAAATTGGTTTTAAACCATTATTCATTTACATAATATTTTTACACATACCAAATTCTAATTATTGGTTTCTTTTATAACTAATTTAATCTTTTTAACATTTTTATTTTTGGTTAAAACTTTACTAACATTATCACAATCATTATTTTTTTTTCTATCATTCTTATAAATAATATATTCGGTTTGTAAATTATTTAATTCTCTGTTCCACATTTCTCTAATAGTTATATTTTTAATGTTTTCTAAATCATTGCATTTTTTAGTATATTCCCCAAACAATTTTTCTGCATTTTCTTCTGTAACACTATCCATTGTCATTTTTATTAAATATTTATATTCTGTATCACCGTCAATTATAGCATAATTTTTATTTTTTAACATTTCAATAACAACCTCTTTTTTTTTCTTTCTTAAATCAATCGTATCATTTAAATTTTCATTTATATATTTTGTTCTATTTGATAGGATAATAAGTTCTTTCTCTAATGTGTTAATCATATATGTTTTTCTTGTTTGATATAATTCTAATCTGGTTTCGTAATATTCATCAATAATGCTTTCCACATTTTCATATTTTTTTAATTTATCATATGCATTAAATAAACGCATATTTGAAGTACTACTTGTTGTATACAACTTAAATGTTTTTTCAAATAAAGAACATCCATAATCCGATTGTGTCGTTATTAATTCTTCAAGTTTACCCTTAGTTAATGTTATTATAAAATCAATATTTATATCTTTACTTAAATCATCATAATCTTTTACAATAGGAATAGTTTTTTTACCTGTTTTATCTACAGTTTCAGTTAATGATTCCAATAATTCTTTAAAATCTTCCGTCCAAAACCCTACAGGTAACTCAGTAATACGAACTTTATCAGTATCTATTTTTTCATATTTTCCTTTAATTAAATATTTACCAGGTACAATTTCATCAATTGTGCCATGAAACCCTTCATAATAAGGAAGAAATTTTAAATTATAAAATTCATTATTTAATTTACATTTTAAATACTGTATTATTTCTAAAGGATTATAACACATTATTTCCGTGCTAAATCCTGTCCCAATTCCTTTACTGCCATTTACTAGTATCATCGGAATAATAGGTGCATAAAATAATGGTTCAACTAAATTCCCATCGTCATTTAAATATTGAAGAATGTGATCGTCCATTAATGGAAATATAAATCGTGTTAATTTATTTAATTGTGTAAATATATACCTTTCAGATGCGCTATCATCACCCCCTTTTATTCTTGTTCCAAATTGTCCGTTTGGCATAAGTAAATTTATGTTATTTGAACCCACATAATTTTGTGCCATACCAACAATTGCGGCATTTAAACTGGATTCTCCGTGATGATACCCAGATTGTTCAGAAACATACCCTGTAAATTGTGCAACTTTAATTTCTGTTGTTAAATTTTTCTTAAATGCGGAATATAATATTTTTCTTAAACTTATTTTTAAACCATCCATTAAATTAGGTATGCTTCTATCACAATCATATTTTGAAAAGTGAATTAATTCTTTATTTATAAATTCATCATAAGATACAGTTGTTTTATTTGTATCTAAATAACTTTTCCGGTTATAATTTTCTAACCATTCTTTACGGTCGTTTGCACGTTTTTTATTAAATATCATATCAATTGCATTATCACTTATAATACCGTTATGTTCAAATGCAACTATTTTTTTTACTTCAAAATATTCTTTAAATTCTTTACTTGTACTTGTTCCTAATCCTTTATAATATTTTATATTCCATCCTTTAAAATCATTATCATTTTTCCATAATTCATACTCACCATCATTATAAAATACTAATTTTTTACCACCCTTATTTGCTTTTAGTATTGGTGTATTCATGAATCCAATAAATCCTGGAATTTGTAAAAGGGAAGGCCATTCAGATTGAAATAAATTTATACATAAACCTTTAATATGATGACCGTCTAAATCAGCATCTGTCATAATTAATACTTTTGCATATCTTAAATAATTTAATACATCTTCTTGAGTATTATAGTCTTTACCAGTTTCTAATCCTAAAATTTTTTTAATTTCACATATTTCTTTATTTTCATTTATTTTTTTGATTGCTTCTCCACGAACATTCATTATTTTACCTTTCATCGGATATACACCGAATATATTTCTATCTTCTGACGATAACCCTGAAACTATACCTGCTTTTGCGGAATCCCCCTCACAAAATATAATAGTACAATCACGCGACTTATCGGTTCCCGCCCAATTAGCATCTATTAATTTAGGTATTCCGCGAATATTTTTAGTTTTAGAACCGTCTGTTTTTTTTGTTATTTTATTTTCCTTTATTTCTGTAATTGTACACGCCGCATCCATTATTCCCATTTTAGCTAATTTTTCAATAAATTTATCACTTACCGAACATACTGAACCAAATTTAGATGATGGTGTATTCATAAAATCTTTAGTTTGACTATCAAACGATGGATTTTCAATATCGCACCTTAAAAACAAAAACAGTTGTTCTTTAATACTAACATTATTCACCTTCACTTTTTTTTTCTTTTCAATATATTCAACTAATTTTTTAGTAATTTGGTTTAAAATATATTCAACATGTTTTCCTCCTTTAGATGTATAAATCCCATTTACAAATGATACTTGGATAAATTCATGTGTTGGAGATAAACCAACAACATATTCCCAACGTTCGCCGTTCTCTTCGTAAATTCTTTTGGATTCTTCTTTAGTTCCAATATATAAATCAACATATTGTTGAAAATTCTTTATTGGAATTAATTTAGAATTATATTTTACTTTTAAAGATTTATCTGTAATCGCAGCAACATCATATATTCTTTTTTGTAATAATGATATTATATCAGGTGTTAAACAATCAATTCCAAACCTTTTATAATCTGGTTTAAATGTTATTTTAGTATATGGTTTTTTACTCGTACATTTTGTAATTTCTGGTTTACAAATTTCATCTAAATTATTTTTAAATTCTTGTGTATATTTTAGTCCTCTAACATGATCTACTGTTTCAATTGATCCGTATATTGACCATACAAGCACAAGTTTAAAACCAAACCCATTTTTACCTCCAACTATTTTTTTTTCAGTTTTATCATAATTAGTGGATGTTCTAAGATGACCAAAAATTAATTCTGGTATCCATATTTTATATTCTGGATGTTCGGCGACATCAATTCCATTTCCATCATTAATCATTATAATTGTACCATCTTCTTTAATAGAAATATCAATAAATGTAACAGGAAGGGAATTCTCTGTATTATTTAAAATTATTTGTTTCATTCTTATTACATGATCACGACAGTTAACAATGCCTTCATCAAATAATTTAAATAACCCTGGATTATACGTAATATTTTTATCAATGATTTTTTGTGTGTCATCATTAAAAATCCACACATTAGAGTCAATATTTTCAACCGATCCAATGTAGGTATCTGGATTATCTAATATGTGTTGTTTATCTGTTTTTTGTTGATATTTATTGACAAGAAATGATTCTGAAACGTTCATGATTTATATGTATGTTATTTAATTATTACTAATTATGTTTCTAATTTGTTTTATTTCAATTTTATTTTTATATTTATTATATAATTATGTTAACTCAACAACCGCCCTTTTGTAAAGATATATATTGTATGTGTAAAAAAAGACAAATAAACACTAGTACAACAATAGAAAAAAAAATGTTGAATACAAATAGATCCAATATTTCAAATAAATTAAGACAAGCACAGATAATTTCTTCAAGTTTAGGAGGAACACCAGTTATTTCAAATAATTAAATAGAAAAATAATATATTTTCTCTATTAAATCTATAAATGACAAAATTTACAAAAACTGCAGAAGGTAAATATACCGTTAATGGTAAAAATTACGATTTATTATGTGGAACACGCGCGCAAGTATGGCACGAAACCGCATATAAAACAAGTGGAGGACTTACAAAGAATCATCTTATTCAGAATAAAAATGGTCGTATTGTTTCAAAGGCAAAACATTCAACCGCAAAAAAAGAAATGCGGTTATTAAAATTTGGTTACGGAACACAAAAAGGAAAATTTGGGTTTGTTAAACTTAAAGGAAAATCAATGAAAAATAAAAGAAAATAAACCCCTAAATATTTATAATATTCAAAGTTGTTCTGAAACATTTAATGCTGTAGTAAATAACCATTCATTACTAATAAAATTATCGTAAACAATAAAATCTATAATTATAACCGATAAATATTTTTCAAAATATATTTTACTAACTATTAATTTATTATTAGATCCTACAAATTTACAATAATAATTATAAGCATCCGAAAAAGATAACATTAATATGTGTTTATTTTTAAACGACATTTTAATGTATTCTAATGAATTATTAATGTCTTTAATTTTATCCCATAATTTACATTTTATATTTAATACATATTTGTCCTCAATGATTACAATATTTGAAAAAAAATGACTTAATATTTTTAATACATTTTCTTCATTAATAACACCAGAAGAGTATGCATCATCTTTATTTTTTACCCATATCTTAAACAATAAACATAATTCATATAATTCTAATTCTTCAATATTTGTGGATAAATTAGTGTATGGGGTGTCCGTTATAAAAATGGTTTCTTCCCAAAAATTAATAAAATCAAAAACTACCGGTAAATATTTACTTGTAATATTATAAAAAGTATCAGTTGTTTCTTCATATTCATATTTATCTTTTAATAATGTTTTTAATGTATTAGAATATATAATATTTGGAAGAGAACAATTAGATAAGAACTGTTTCCATATAAAATGTAGTTTTTTCCATTCTATTTTAAAAGCATTATTTTGTGATTTTTGTATGCATTGATTGCAAAAAATATTTACAATTTCATTTTGATTTGTATTTTTTAAATATAATATATGCGATTTTATATCTTCTTCAATAGCATCATATTCTAAAAACTGGTCTGAATTATCATATCTATTTGAATAATGGGTAGCAACGCACAGTAAATCAAGACCAATTTTTCTAATTAAATCCTTCCATAAATCAAACGAAAAATTTTCGTTTATTTTTATTAATCTACATGTTTCATACGTATAATTTTCGTGATATTTAGTCATAAAATTATTAATTATATTTGTATTGCTAATAGTAATATTTGATATATTATCAAGTTCAATTAATAATTGCTTTGTTTTTTGTGTAATTATAAAATTTAATTTTGTTTTCTTTTTTAATATATTATCTCCTAATATCGTTAAAAAATATTTCGCTTGAGATTTTTTCGTAAATATTGAGGGATATAATACATTCAAAATAGTTTGAATTGTTTCTGATTCTGGTATAGAACTAAATAAACTACGCTCTTTTATTTGTTTTAGAATATTTAATTTAGTACGTTGTTTCCATTTCATTAACAATTTATCTTTTGATTTTGAAATGTTTGATAATAAATTATAAACAATTTCATCACCTTTAACAATTGTATAGTTTTTACCGTTATACTCATAAAAAAAATTACTACTTGGTAAATAAAAATATTGATTTTTACTTAAAAAAATTTGAATAAATTGTTGTTGTTCGTTAATTAAATTATTCAACCTAATAACACGTTCTGAGTGTTGATTTATTTCAATTTCTAAAATATTTGGCAAATATTTTACAATATGATTATTAATTCTTTGTAACATATATGGGTTATTTATATATTTATTAAATAACTCATCAATCGTATTTGCACAATTATTTTTTATATCTATTAAATCTGTCATATTATAATAATTTAAAAATAAAGTTTTTAAATTATTTATTAATATTTAAAATTGTATTATATTAATAAATATTTAAAGGGTTTTATAAAATTAAACTAACAATGACTTTAAATTTTACAAAACAATCATCAACTGAAGGAAATATTTTAACTATAAAAACCGTTCAGATTGCTCCATTTAGAACATTAATGACCGCATTAAAAGATATTTTATTAGAAACTAATATAACTTTCCAACCAGATGGAATTCGTATAATTAATATGGATAAATCACATACAATTTTAGCACATTTATTTTTAGCATCCCCAAATTTTGAATTTTATGAATGTAAAAAAGATAAAATTATTATTGGCGTTAATATGTTTCATTTATTTAAATTAATTAATTCAATTGATAATGATGATACATTAACTATTTATATTGAAAACGCGGATTATGCTGATGGAATAGTATCGCACTTAGCATTAAAGTTTGAAAATGGTGAAATAAAACAATGTAAAACACAAAAACTTAGACTTATTGAACCTGAACCTGAAGAATTGGAATATCCCGACGTTAAATTTTCATCCATTATTAATTTACCATCCGCTGATTTTCAAAAAATTATTCGAGATATGTCATGCATATCTGATAAAATAGAAATTAAATCTGTAGGAAACGAATTGATATTTAAATGTTCAGGACAGTTCGCATCTGCCGAAATTCATAGGGCAGAATCCGACGGAAGTATGGGGTTTGTATTAAAACAAGATTCCTCAAAAGTAATCCAAGGGGAGTTTTCTTTAAAGAATTTAGGTTATTTTATTAAATGCACTAATTTATGTTCACAAATTGAAGTTTATTTGGAAAACGATTTACCACTTGTTGTTAAATATAATGTTGCTAGTTTGGGAGAAATTAAATTATGTGTATCTTCTTTACCATCTTCATAAATAAAATAAATGTAATAAATAACTTAATTGTATGTTATTTTTTTCCAATAATTAACATATTACTTGTAATAAAAGAAGTATAGTTAGATTCATCTTTAATTTTACTTATAAAAGCATTAAATAATTCGTTATTATCGTACTTTGCAATTAACATAATTCCATTGCTATTTAACAGTTGCCAACTTAAATAAATATTTGTATAAATATCAAATAAATTTTTATTTACCAGTTCAATATAAATAAGATCATATTTATTATTTAATTTATTTAAAATTATAACGGGATTTCCCTTAATAGTTGTGGTTTTAGTGTCTTCAGATATAT